TCGAGTGCGTTGTAGCTCATGTGTTGTCCTAAGTATTAGTGGGTAAAAGAAGGGGTGTAACCGTTCATGAACTGCTTGCGCAGCCACGGCTTCAATGCTGCTACTGCCTTGGCGAAGTTCGGGTCGGTGATCTTGTCTTCCGTGCCCATGTTCTTGCCCCATACGGTGTCGCTCGGCACCGGCAAGGGGAGCTTCCAGTTGAACCACCACGAGAAGAAGTTGCTCGCCTCCTCCATGACGGCGTGCAGCAGCGCTGCGGCCTTCAGCTTCACATCGTTGTGGGCATCGACGTACTCGGCGTCGTGTACCTGATTGACCAGCAGCGCTCGCCCGTTGAAGTTGTCGTAGTGGTAGAACGCACGAAGCGACAACCACATCGCGGCCTTGGCGATCTCACCGCCAGTGCCCTGCACCTCGTAGTTCTTGATCTCGGTCGGCTTGAACGAGCGGGGCGTACCCTTCTCGGCCATGAACTTCGGAGCGCATTGCTCCTTGTAGCAGTACAGCTTGCCGTCAGGCGTGGTGCTGTACGACTTGCCGAGTTGCACAGTCAGGCCGGGGATGTCCGGGTGCTGCACGGTCAGACCGATAGGCACACGGCCCTGCTTAATCAGCGTGGCGCGGGCCTCGAAGTACTGCTTGATCTCCGGGTAGCGAGCCTCCTCCGCTGCGATCAGCGCCTTCACATCGTCCTCTGACATGCCGGTCGATTCGCAAATCGCTGCGACGCCTGCACCGTACGCTCGCTGGAAGGAGAACTCCTTCGACTTCGTACGCTTGTAGTCCCAGTCGGCGTCCGCGATGATCTTGCAGAGTTCGAAGACGCGCTCGTACTCCATGCTCTCTTTCGCCGCGAGGCGCATACAGTGCATGTCGATGCCCGACTTCAAATCTTCGATCAGCTTTTCGGCCTTCGTCAGGATCGCTTGGACGTACACTTCAAGTGAGGAGAAGTCCGACTGGATAATCACGCCGTTCTCACCGTGACGCGATTCGAAGATCATCTTCACGTCCGACTTCTGGCCCTTGCTCAGGTTCTGAAGGTTCGGATTGCTGGACGACAGCCGCCCCGTCACCGTGTTGGTGTGGTTCAGCATGTGATGCACGATGGAGTCGAGCTGGACCATCGTGAGCATGCCCACGTTCTGCTTCTTCTTCTCGTCGTACCGGATGAAGTACGTGCCCAAGTCCTTCGTCAGCGACTGAACCTGCTTCAGCGCCTGAAGGAACGGGATGTCACGGTTGCCCAGCGCGTCGATGACTTCAGCCGCCGTGGAGTACACGCCGTCCTCTGCCGACTTCCACTTCGCGTTCGGCTTGGTGAAGCCGGGGAACTCGTAGAAGAAGTCTTCCTGCCGCGTCTTCGGACCGCGCTTGATGTCAGGCACCGTGACTTGCTTCGTCTTCGGCTGGCCTTTGTTCTTGCCACCGGCGAACAGCACCTGTAGCGGCACCGTGTCACAGCGCTGCACCTGAATGTCGTACGACACACACTCTTGCGTCGAGCCGTCCGTCAGCAGGTAGTGCGTCTGCTTGCACTGGTAGTAGGTGAGGTTGCCCTCGTCATCCAGCACCGGCGCATCGTCCCGGTACTTGACCGGGCCACCGAAGATCAGCGCCGACTTGTGGAAGCGACTGTTCCAGTTGAACTCCAGCTTCGCCGGAAGGTCAGCCGGGATGAAGCCGTTCACCTCGACCAGTGCCGTCGCCAGCTTGTCGGCGGTCTTCGCTGCAAGCTCGTTCGCCAGCGGCTGGTTCACGAACATGCCGTTGCGCTCGCACTCGATGGTGAACATGAGCGAACCCATGTTGAGCAGCAGCGAGCGAAGCTGGCCGTTAGCCTTGGCTGCGGCGTACTGACCGCGAAATACGAGTTCCGTGTTACCGATGTCGCCGTGTTCCCACTTGCCTTCTTCCTCGTAGCCACAGAGGTAGCGCATGAGCAGGTCTTCGGGGATGTCGATGGTGTCCACGCCTGCATCCCACAGCAGCTTCACCTCGTCCAGCTTGACGTTGCCGCCGTACTCGGGTGCCATGTCGTTCAGCGGCAGCATGTGGCTTGACGTTTCCATGCCTTGCAGCAGGTACTCAGCGAGTTGGATGTCCCACACGATGCCGCCACGCTTCACGAACTCCATCCACTTGCGGAGGTTGAATTCGTGATTGCAGTTCGGATTGGCGAGGGCGTACAGGATGTCGAACTTGATGTTCGCCCCGACGAGAATCTTCACGCCGCTCAGCATGTCGCTGAACCATGTGACGCCGGGCTTCTTGCAGGCTGCGATTCGCTCGTCGCGGTCGGTCAAACCCTTGGGCAGGTAGTGGCCGAAAACGCGTGAGCCTCGCTGCTTGTCGTACGGGTCGGTCAGTTTGCCGTGCGCGGCGGCGTAGCTGACCATGTAGTTATCGGGAGAGAACGGGTTCGCCTTGCGCTTGTACTCCGTCTTCGTGCTTGTCTCGATGTCGAATACGCGGTAATCCATTTAGTCGGTGAACCTCGCTCGTGAGCCGTCGAACGTAACCTCCTGACGCGGGTCGCGTGGCCCGCCATCCCGGTGCAGCTTGTTCTTCGGAGTGCCAATGAATCGGGTGTTCTGGAGGTCGATGTTGCCCGACCGGCCCAGCATGATGACGGCCTCGGCTGCACCAGCCTTGCCGGTCTTGGAGTTCGCAAGCTGCGACAGCTTCGGGAACAACTCGCCCTCTGCCTCACCGCTAAGCTGTGACGTGGCGATCACCACGCACTTGTACTTGACGGCCCATATACGGGCACGCTGGTACATCCACTCCAGAATCTGATCGGTGCGGGTGCCGCCGTTCGCGGCTTGACCGTCTGCCTGCACGTTGTCGAGCATGTCCACGACTACGATTGCAGGGTTCAAGTCCTTCACGATGTCCTCAAGTTGGCCCATCGTGTAGTCGTGGATGTCGAAGACGTGGAACAGGTCACGCCCGCCCTGCGTCTTCAGGAACTCGTCGTACACCACGCCCTTGTCACAGAGCGGAATCAGTTCCTGATTCGACATGCCCAGCGACGCATTGAAGTAGCGGTGGCGCAGCTTGCGTCCCGGCCCCTCGTTGTTGAGTACGATGATCGTGCGATCCTGACCGGGGTAGAGCGTGTCTACCTGCGGAGCCATGTAGCTCAACTCGCTGGCGAAGAAGCTCGACTTGCCGCTATCGACACGAGCCGCCACGATGATGAAGTCACCTTCCCACAGCGGCTTAAGCGCAGCGTTCAGGCAGTTCAATCGGAAGTGGAAGCCGGTGTCGTTCTGCACCGCGAGGAGCATGTCCTCGATTCGGTCCTTGACCTTCGGGTGCTTCTTGTTCGTGTGGACCCACGTCTCGTGCCGATCACTGATCGTGCGCAGCGCCTGAGTCAGGTCGATCTCGCCTTCCTCGTAGCCTTCGAGCATGGTCTTCAGCTTGCTCGCCGTAGCCAGTTCGACCAGCCGCTCCTTGATGCCGTCTTCCGTACCGGGCGGTGCGGGGTGCTGGATGTTGGCGATGGTGGCCTTGTACGTGGCCTTGGCCTCACTCGTGAGCTTCGGGTGAGCCAACGCGAAGAACGTCATGAACGGCTTCGCTTCGATGGTCGTGACGCCAGAGTTCTCTTTGAAGTACGTGCCGAAGTCCTTCAGGACGGTGGCAGTGTTGGCGTCGATGTCACCCATCGGCACGTACCTATGCAATCGTTCGTATTGCTCACGATCTTTCAGAAGTCGGAGCAGGCTTTGGTCAAGAGAGATTTGATTTCTCCTCGGGGTAGGAGCTTAGGGTCAAAGGGGGAGACGATGTTTCTGTGGGGCACGCCCACAAGGGCCAGTCGGGTTGTGATGCGGCGCACAGCCTTGCGGCCAGCGGCATCGGGGTCGAGCCACGTAATGACGGGCTTCTGTGCTGCGATCAACCGGGCCAGTACCTTGTCGGTCAGGGCAGTTCCGAGCAGCGCCCACGCCGCGACGTGATCCCCGCACCGGAATGCAGAGAGAACGTCTTCGGTGAGGACCGTCACCGGACTATCCGGCTTGCCGAACTGAGCAACGATGGAGCGCTTGTCGATTGCCGCGCCGAGGTACTTCGGTTGCCTGCCGTCGATGCTTCGTGCCTGCCAGTAAGCAAGGCGTCCAGAATCGAATACAGGCAGCACCACGCGGTTAGTGGGTGGGTGGTAGTACGCACCTAGCTGGCGAGTCTCGGGAGCGCCTATGGACGCTTTGAGAAGCCACAGCCGGGCCTCGATAGGCCACAGCGCGAGGTCGTCTACTACCGGCGTCGGTAGCACGGTGTACCGGGCGATAGTCTCGTCCTCCGCAGCCCGCTCCCGGTCACGCTTCATGCGCTCCGAGAACGATAGCTGCGGCTTGAACTCGACCAGCGACTCCTGACACCTGAAGCACCACGCCGTCCACTTGTCCCGCTCATGAGCCACCAGCAGCGTGCGGCCTTCACCGCAGCCGTGGCTGGCTCGACCCTTACTGCCTTCTCGCAACTGCTGCGCGGCCTTGAGCCACGCTTCAGCCACTAGCGGGTAACGATCCGGGCCACATCGACCACGAGATTGGCCGACATTACGACCGTGAGGATGATGAACAACGTGCGGTCGGACAGTTTGCGCATTACAGCGGACTCCTTTGAACAGCCATCGGGTTGAGTTCCCACACACGGACGGTGCGGGCTTGGGCAGTGGGTCGCAGCGCCTTGGCTACGCGGTCGGTCGGGACAAGAAGCCCAGCCCGTACGCCAGCCTTGGGCAAAGAGCCCCATGCGTTCGCGTTGTTCGGCTCGGGACAGCCGCCGTTTGCACGGAAGTCGTCCATCGTCAGGTCGCGGTTGCCGTTGATGTAAGTGAGGTAGGCGTAACGCTTGAGCTTCGCCAGTGCCTCGTCCATCCACGCGTTACCGGCCCGCTTCTTGGCTTGCGCTTGGCCTTCGGCCTTGCGCTGCTCGCCAGTTGTCACGCGTCCACCAACTCGTTGATCGTGCGAGTCTGACGCTTCACGTGGCGCACGGTCTTGATGCGCTTGATGACCTCGACCTCCACGATCTTGAACGTACCAGCCGCGTATGCACCGGCGTGCTGCTCGATGAACTGCTCGGCGTCAGCTTGCGTGGTCGGTCGGCGGGTCAGCACGCTGGCGACCTTGTTGACGGCACCGGGTAACGGCACGTGATGCACCTCGAAGCACTTGCTGATCTCCTGCTCGTCGGGTTGCACCGACTTGTCCAGTTCGAACCGGGTCGGGTGATAACCTTGGTCAGCGCCTTCATCGTTCAGGATGAACAGGAGGCTATCCGCGCCACCAATGCGATTTACCAAGTACGACTTGCCCTGCGTCAGCCCGTTGGTACTGCCCCAGCCCGGTACGTGGCCGTTACCGACGACTGCGATTACGCTGTCGCCCTTCTTGAACTGGCTCTTAGTCATTACAGGACACCTCCGATTGCCACTGCTTCGGACTTCGCTGCGAGGCGCACGGTCGCGGCACGCACGGCGGCGTCATCGGCCAGCTTGTCAGCGAATGCCGACGCCTCACGCGCCTTGGTGGCGATGCTCGCAGCGATGTTCGCTTCCGTGTCCAGCACGCGGACCTTGGCATCTGCTGCGGCCACCGTCAGACGGAGCGACTTGATGTGCGCCTGCACGGCGATGACGTGGAGGCGGCGGGTTGCAGCAGCGATGATGTTGGAGAGCTTCATGTGTGTAGTCCTAATCAATTATGGGAAAGAGAAAGCCGCACGCCCAGCATGAACGTACAGCGGTCAGTCAGTTTGACGGGTTACTTCGAGGCCGTGGCGTGGATCACGCTATCGTTGATGGTGATGACGTTCACTGCGCAGCCTGACAGGGCCACGGCGACGAGTGCTGCGAGGATGTACTTCATGCTGCTTGTCCCTCCGGGTGTTGGGCGGCGATGCGTTGCAGGTTCTCTCGGAACAGGCGGTCGAAGGCCAGCTTCGCCACGTACGCGGCCCAGTTACGGAAGCCCAGCGAGCGGGCGAAGCGGTTCATCTTGCGAACCGACTTGTACGGGCGGGCACGGTAGCCGCCGACAGTGTTGAGGGTACGAACGACGATCATGCGGACTCCTTAGTTGCCAGCACAGCCAGCGATGGGTTGGAACTTGCACGGCGCGGAGCCGCAGCAGGCGGGTTGGCCCTTGGCGAGGGCTTCGCAGTACGGCACTGTCTTGAGATCGGACGGCTTGAGTCGGATCAGTTCCAGCAGGCTCGTGCCGAAGCGGCCAGCGTTCTCGGTCACGCGGGTCAGCGAATCGCGCTGGTTGGCGTGGCGGCGGCTCAGGTCAGCCAGTTGCTCGCGGAGCAGGGCAAGCTCATGCTTCGTCTTGGCGTGCGCTGTGGCCTCACGATTCCAACGGGCGAAGTTGTTTGCCGAGTCCTGCTGCGCCTTCACCTCGGTGGCGGTCACGCGGCCGAGGTTGCGGATACGCTGATCGTGGGACGCACGCAGCAAGCGCACGAGGCCAGCGACGATGCGCTCGTGCTTCGATTTACGGATGAACATTAGGCCGGGTTCCCATTGCGTGACAGGTGGAACTGCTGGATGGCCGCGACCGACTCAGCCTGCCGTGCGGCGTGCAGTTCAGCAGCCTCGATGTCAGCCGCCTTGTACGTCTCGTGCGGATTCTTCGACCAGCCGCCCGTCTTGCCGTCGAACACGTGCCACTTGTCGTTCTTCATCTGAACTTGGAATTGGCCGGTGACGGATTGCTCGGGGACGTTCGTCTTGTACTGTTGGCGCATGTTCTTTCCTTATGTGCGGAGGCCGAGATCGACCTCGCGGTTCATTGCATCAGCCACGCCTTGCGCGGCCACTTGTGTGAGGTACTGCGTCTCGCCCGGTGTGTCGGAGTCCGTATCAACTACCGCATAGAAAGTCTGCGGCGTGCTGTAACGGGTCGGCGTGGGCGAGAATGGACGCACCACGAACCGATCGCTCATGCAAACAGGGCTTCGAGGCCGCGCTTGGCGTCGCGCTGCTGGCGACGGATGTTGGTGACGTGGAGCTTGCCGCGCTTGCGGTCACGCCCCGGAAACGACGCCTGACGTTCTTCGACGGGGCCGGAACAATGGGCCGCGATCAAGCGGCCAGCACGCAGGGTTCGTTGGATCATCGCGGGTACTTCTCCGGGCCGAACACAGCACGAGCGAACGCTCGGACGATGGCGTTGGTTTCCGCGAGGTGCGGGCGGCGAGTAACGGTGTTGATTACGTTGCGAGCGATCATGCGGCGTCCTTGAGAGTGAGTGCGGAGGGATGGATGAAGTACTGCGGATCGAACTTGCCCCACTTGGACGCATTCGGGCCGATCAGGAGGCCGTCAACGCGGCCCCACGTGTCGATGCTGGCGACGGCTATGCAGTCCTGCGCAAGCTGCGCGGCGGCGTAGTTCAGGTGAATCTGCATGACCGTGCTGTGAGGGCCCGCTACGAAGCTAGGCTCCGACAGTGGCCGGATGTACTCGACGCAGCAGACGAGAACGCGCTCGGTGCCATGCTCGGGATGTGTTGAGTCGCAGACTTCGCCACGATGCAGCAGGAAACCGGCGCGATTGAGCGCGGCGATAGTGCGCAGCATGGTGTTGTCGGCAGCGCAGTCGTTGCGCTTCAAACCAACGTTGAGAAGGAGTTTCATTCGATTGGGAATTGTTGTCGCGGACACCAGCTAGTTGAGTGCTGGTAGAGCTTTTAGGCGCTCCGCAAAGCCTTGTGTAACGGGTACAGCTACTACTTGGTCAAACGATGTGCGACAGCCATTGCGGCCACCACACAGAACAGCCCCACACAGATGATGAGGCCGCACAGCACGGTCAGTTTCACGGTCAGACTTCGGACGTGATCTTGACGTTTTGCAGGGCAGCGAGCAGGACCGGATTCGTGATCTTGTCCTTGTTCGCAATCACCTGTTTCATGAAGGCCGCGAACTTGGCCTCGATGTCGTACACCTCGATCAGAGGCTTGTCCTTGAGCATGGAGTGCCACAGCTTCGTCTTGGCCTCCTCGAACTTCCAGATACCGTCCTTGAGCCACACGAGCGGCTTGGTGCGGACCAGTTCCGTGTCGCGCTCCTTGTTCGGTTGCAGCGCGCCGTGCTTGCAGAACCACAAGGCCAGCGACTGACCCTTGCTGCCCTTCGGCATCGACACGAGCAGCCGGTTCACCACGTCGAGGTCGTTGTTCTTGTGAGCATGGGACAGCACATGCAGCGCCGTCTCTTGCACCAGCTTGTCGAACTGCGCACCCTTGGTCGCAATGGACTGGATGTTCGCGTTGATATGCTCGATGCTACCCGGCACGAGCGCCTGCTTCTTGGTCGTCATGGATACCTCTACGGCAGAAGGAGAGGCCGCTGCTGCGGCCACGTGGAAGGAGTGATACGTTGAGGACTACTAGGCATAACAGCCCGTCAGAAGCCCGCTATGCGAGCCTCTAGCTGGATGTCAGTGGAAGAACAACTTGGCGAAGCCAGCCGCAGCGGCAAAGAACCCAGCGCCATAGACGGCGGGCATCCACCAGTTCTCGCGGTTCGTCTTGATCGTCTCGGCCATGATCTTGCCGATCTCAGCGTGCATCTTCTCGATCTCGACTTCCATCTTGATCGTGTCCAAGGGTTTCCCCTGCGGAGTGGTAGGAGCTTCCATTCTACGCCTTACTGTTCGTAAAGCCAGATCGAGAGGCCGGACTCAGACCACGTGGCACGCCACACAGCACGGCCATCCCGGCTTCGTTCGTGATACAGCGAGTACACCGTGCCAGCATGACCACGAGCGAACTCGGTGGCCGCAGCATGCGGCGTGTGAGCCTTGATGGTTCGCTCACTGCGAACTCGGTTGTGTTCGCCTAGGTGGGCGATGCACTGGTATTCGCGGTCGATCATGTGCGCTCCACGTAGACTGCCGGATCGTGCATGGTGATTACATTCACCGAGCAGCCAGCGATGCCGAGTGCGAGGAGATACGCTAGAACGTACTTCATGATATGTGCCTCACAGCCACATGAGTGAAGCCGTGGTCGTGCGCCCACTTGCGGGCATCGTCCAGCAGCTTCTGTTGGAGTTCAAGGCCAGCGGCGCGATACAGCAGCTTGCCTCTGTACAGCACGTCCGCAGACTTGCAGGAGCGGGTGCCGAAGACGTGATACACCTCGATGGTGGCCGACTTCATGGATCACCTGTACCAGTACGTGTCGCCGTTGAATTCGACCGACGAATAATCAACACGCAGGTTGTTAGCCGTGGCCTCCCAGTCAATCTCAAGGTACGCAGGGAAGCCCTTGGGCACATCCCCGATATCCTCGACTAGCTCCTGCATCGCAGCCGTGAAGTGGCTGTCCAGAATGAGCGTGAGCGGATACCACGAGCCTTCCCATTGATGGTCGCCGCCGTAGCCTTTGAGGTCGTCCAGCAGGCTCCCAAGAGCCGCGAGTTCATCGGCCTCCTCGCTACTAAAGCCGACTTGGTTGCGGACCCAGTTAGCGAAGTCCACACCATCGTTGGCCGGATCAGCGTCGAACTCCTCTCGCAAGGCGTCGCGCTGCTCTCTCAGTTCATCGACTCGATCAGTTACGGCCCGAAGGTCGATTACGTCAGAGCCCTTGAAGTCCTCGATGGTGTCGGAACTCATGGCAGTCCTAATTATTAGAGTTTGAAAAGAGGCGGGTGACAGAGCGCCACCCGCCAGAGGTCAAGCTGATCCCACGATGTTGTCTATGAACTCCTGCGGCACCTCGGTAACGGTCAACCAGCCGTGGCCGGTGAACCAATCACGCATGTGTCGAGCGCTTGTCCGGGAGTGAAACTTAGAGGTACGCAAGGCACCTAAACCCGGCTTATACGCCGCGACTGGCCCTGTGTATGAGAACAGGATCAGCACGCCATTGTTGAACTGCACTTCCGTTTCGTGGGGGCCGATCTGCCTCAGTATCATTGGCTATCCTCAGTTCAAAAACGAGAGTCGAGCATCATACACAACAGGATGGTCTTACTTCACAGCAATTCATTCAGCGGCCTAGCGCTTCGCGTCTCCCACCGCACACCTGCTACGTGCCTAGCACCCTTCCTGCCCACCATCGACTAACGCTGAGCCTGTGGCCGTCGTCCTGTCGTAAGTCTCAGTATCGGTCGTGCATCGGATCACTAGCGAGGAGCCTGTGAGTCCCTAGGTTAGCTGGCCTAGGCCGCTGAATGAATTACTGTAGCCGCCAATCAGGGCCGATGTACTGGCCGCGTGGCGAACAACAGATTCATCGGCGGGTTCACTCACACAGCACGCCACAGATTAAGTGGTCGTATCCGCCATGTGTCCCGCCAGCAAATTGTTAATGAACGCCGCGTCGCGTATCGCCTAGAGTCTGTACCGGACATTCTTGCATCGGCTATTCCGCCTGCATACAACCGTCCGTAGGCCGCAATCCCGGTGCCTCGCCATGACGCGTTAGACCGTTACCGCTTCCGTACTCTCTGCTACCCGCTGTCGCGCCCAATCAGTGATCGAGCGTTCCGCGTTACTGCCTTGCTACCTACATCGTGCTTCGCATCTTACAGACCGCTCAGCATTCTGTCAACTGCCTTTTGTGTCTCGCGTCACGCTGTTCTGTGTCACGTCCTACTCACTGTGTCGCCAGTGTCGCGCCGTTCGTAACGCCAGAACGGTAAGACGTTTTGAGCGCTTCCCTAGTCCTGACTGCTGACTGAGTGCCTACTCGGTGTTACTTGCTACGGTTCCCATGTTGCCTGAACCTTTACTGACTGTCAACTGCTTTTGTTGCCTCGCGGTGCCTTACAACATGCCGATGTTCCGAACCTAGGTTCACTTTCTCCATTTCTCGGCACCGCTTAACTCTGCATCGCTGCATTGGTTCCCATTTGAACAGAAGTCTAACCGTGTGTCAACTGCCTTTTGTGTCTCGCGTTCAGTCGATCAAAGCGCAACGTATCTACTGTGCCCGTTATCCTGTGCTGGCTTTGGGTCTGTTACCTGTCTATACGTCGCGCCGTGTGTATCGGTGCCGTACTGCGTGCTGTCTTATCTTGCGCTACCTGTCACTCCTGCTTACATGTCGTTACATCCAATGAACCGAAGTGTAATCGTTCTGTATGAAGTGTCTACTGTGTGCGTAAGCCTATCTACCCTTCTATTCCACGTATCACTTCTGTCCGTTCTGTGTGTCACCTGTCCAGCATGGCTTACCTGTCACCGTGTCCTGTCCGTGTCCATTCGGTTATACATTCATCCTATGTATATCTTTGTTCTCACCCGTGCCTAGTCACCGTGTCCTGTCACCTGTCCCTGTGCCCTGTGTGAGTGCATCTATTCCCTGTCACCTGTCCTGTGTGAGTGTTCATTGCTTACGTAGGGATTACCTTACGTGCCTGTCTCCGTTGCTGTTCTGTCCCGGTCATCGTTACCTGTCCGTGTCCTGTCCCTGTCCACCTGTCGCAATGCGCTCCCGGTGCCTGTCACCGTTCAACAGATGGAGCGCCGCTTCCCTGTCTGTATGACTGACCGAAAAGGAAATAGATGGGAACACGTCCACGCACAGCCTAGGCGCGAGCCACAAGCCCTGAATGATCGACGCGATTAGAGCCCCTGTGTGCCGTTCGTGCCGTGGTAAGCTACCCATGCCTAGGCTATGCCCTACTAGCCCGCTGTAGGCACCTAGAATCGCGTGCAATCAACGTTCCCTGTCTCGCCATTGTCTCGCGTGGCGCACATCCTGCTCTGTATCCCTTGCCTGTCGTGTCCTGTCCCCTGCCTGTGCAAGGCAGCACCACACCTGAACCGCCCACGCTGCTGACGGTGTTCGCGCACAGGCCCGCGCCCGCGTACACCTCCAGTCGCGCACATGACGCGTATCGTGCGCCACCCGCGTTATCGCACACGGGCGTACGGGGGCATACGTGGGCAGGCGCGGCGCAGGAGTGCCCTCAGATAACTAAATCAAAATTAGGTCCGCTCCCGGTACACTCCCACCTTTCGAATGGAGAATGTAATGCGATTGACAGTAACTATTGCCGCCCTGCTGCTCGCCGGTTGTGCTGCCCAAGAGGTTCCGTACACAGCGCGAGGTGACACGAGACATCCCGAGTCGGTGATTGAACAGGTGCTGATGGAACAGGAGGAGGATCGTCGGCCTGACTACGTGCGGACCACGGCTGAGTACGTGGAGTACGGGCGGGGCGCTACAGCCAAGTACAACGAGTTCTCGGAGAAGACCACGACACGCCGGAACGTCACCCGGCTGTACTTCCGCTCTGTGGCCACGGAGAAGGTCTACACGAAGCGCAAGGCGGTCATCGTTCAGTTCCGCAGTACACAGGGCACCCTGCTGGCGACGGTCGTCACTGACAGCCTAGAGAGCGGTCAGCGGCTGGTCGATGCTGTCGAGACAATGAAGGCAGGACACGGCGCCACGTTGCGTGAAAACAACACAGGCAGTGGACAGTAGAGTGGGCGAGGCTGCGAGGCAAATCCGAGACACTGAGTTGTCTCCTAGGTGCCTCGCGGTAGTGATTTTGTACCGCCCGGTTACCGCTAACTCTTTGATTTATATGGTGCGCCCGGCTGGGATCGAACCAGCAACCCCTGCCTTCGGAGGGCCACCCACATGCGGCTGGTGAGGCCCGCCGCACATGGGCTGTACTCTATCCCGCTTGACACCGCGAGGCAACGGCGAGACACTGGCTGCTCAAACGACACGGGGAGTCAAAATGGGCACGGTACAGAAGCGGGATGACAATCAGGGTACTACAACGTGGCAGGCACGGGTCAGGCGCAAGGGCTATCCGGCTGTCAGCAGGACGTTCAGCAGCGAGAAGGATGCCCAGCAGTGGGTGACCGAGCGCGAGGCTGAAATGAGCCGGGGCGTGTTCGTGGACACCAGCAAGGCACGGGAGCATACGCTGGCTGATGTGATCGGGATGTACGTGGAGAAGGAGACACCCAAGAAGAAGGGCAAGGACTCCGAGGACTGGCGGCTCAAGGCGATGGCCCGTGACCGCATGGCGCAGTACGCCGTGGCCCACCTGACACCTGCCGTTATTGCGAACTACCGGGACCGTCGCCTATCGGGGATGGACTCGGGCCGTCCGGTGACCGGCTCCACGGTGAACCGGGAACTGAACCTCCTGCATCATGTGCTGGAGATCGCCCGTAAGGACTGGGGCATCGGGACGGTCACCAATCCGGTCAGCGACGTGCGCCGTCCGAAGTCGAGCCCTCCGAGGGACCGGCGACTGGAACCTGCCGAGGAACTGGCGCTACTGGCTGCGGCGTCCGAAGCCCGGTCGTGGTATCTCCGTCCGGTGGTCGAGCTTGCCATTGAAACAGCCATGCGTCAGTCCGAGATCGTCGGGCTGGTGTGGGAGCAGATCAACCTCGAAGATCAGGTAGCGTACCTGAAGTCCGGGTCAACCAAGAATGATGAACAGCGCGGCGTACCCCTGTCCAAGCGGGCCGTCGAGATACTACGGGGACTGCCGAGCTACGCGGAGCGTAAGGGTCCGGTGTTCCCCGGTGTGACTGCGGAGGCGGTGAAGCGTGCCTTCATCCGGCTCAAGAAGCGGATCGGGCTGGACGACTTCACCTTCCACGATACGCGGCACGAGGCCACGTCGCGGCTGGTTGAGAAGGATGTGTTCAGCGAGACTGAGATCATGTCGATAACCGGGCACAAGACCAGCGCGATGATGCGCCGGTACACCCACCTGCGGGCTAAGGACTTGGCGCGGAAGCTGGGCTGATGTGCGGCGCGCACCGGCTGTACATTGAGTCGAGCAGGTAGCAGAACGGTTCGTCTGTGCCGGGCTCGACCGTGTGGCCGATGTACGACATGACCCGCACGGCGGCGTGCCCCAACTCATGCACGAGCGTGGCTAGGTCACCGTCATGGACGGCTACGTAAACCGTGTTACCGGCCCGCCAGCAGGTTCCCGCGCTCTCGGGCGGGTACGTCCCTAGGTCGGACTTGGAAGCGGCTCTTGCGGCCTCCTCGCGTGTCAGAAGCAGCACGAGCTTCATGCTGTACGGGGCGAGGCTGAACGTCCTCATTGCTTGGTCGTGAAGTACGCCCGCAGCCCGTCTATCTGCGCGTTGCAGAAGTCGAGCGCGGTCTGATAGTCATGGACGGACTGGGCCAGCCCGCCGAGTGTATGCTCAGTCGGGGGCGCTGGCTCCGCGCACCGCTGAAGCAGGCTGTCCGCTGGCTTTCCCGGTGCGGTTGCCGTACAGGCTGTCCCACACATCGTCAGGCACAGCAGTGCTAGTCCAGTCAGGGTTCGCTTGTAGCGCATGGGTCACCTTGGTCTGATTGGTTGAGGCCGTCTTGGCTGCGCTCTGCATGGACTTGCTGTATGCGTCCAGAGAGGCTTGCGAAGCGGCGAGGGATGCGGACAGCGTGGCTACCTGAGCCTCTGCTGCGTCCGCACGGTCGTGTTCGATGTACACCGCGCCCGCCAGCCCCACGAGTACAGCGAGGGCCAGCAGGTACGCGAGTACCTTGTCGAGGATGGTCACTTGATGCAGACCTCGTATTCGGCTTGACGCCGGGTGACTAGACCCTTGAGCTTCACGCCCTTCGCGTACACCCACTTCAGCAACTCCCGGCAGGCACCGGCGTGATCGCCAGCGTTGAACTTCTGCCTGAGAGTCGAGGAGGCTAGGTTGCCCCTACCCACGTTGAACGTGAAGTCCGTGAGTGCCGCGAGTTCGTTCGCGTTGATCGGGCCGGTGGTCAGGTCGAGTACGGCGCTCATGGCGTCGCGCTCGTCGGCGTTGAGCAGCCCGGTGCATTGGGCGGGTGTGTAGGTACGGCCCACCCGCACTTCAGCGCCTGTGTGGCCTGTGCATGCGGTAGGGATGCCCACCGGGTCACGGTAGGCGGTCGTCTTGGTCCCTTCGAAGTGAAGGGTCAGCGGTACTACTATGGCGAGTGCTGCCGCCACCACTGACGGCAGAACCCGTGCCATTAACTCTCGGCGTCGGCTGCGGTCAGAAGGCCGAGTCCACCAGCGGCTACGTCGCACGCATTCGCTGCGGCGATGAAGAAGTCACGCAGGACACCGGCTGATGCCTTGCCGGATGCGCCGCGTGCAGCAACCACTTCGATTGCGCTGATGCATCCTGCGGTGTCTTCGCGGAGATCGCCACCGTCGCTGACGATGTGTTCGATACGGGGGAGCTTGGTTACTAGCATGTGTGTTCCTTATCTGCGGTACTTGTTGAAGGTCGAACCGCTGCGTCGCGCTTGCGGTCCTGCGGTCATGGTGTTGCGTCCGAGCGGGTTCTTGACCCATGCTTCGAACTCGGCCTGAGCTTGTCGCTCGATGGCCTTCTGCTGGTTGATACCTAGCTGCTCGACCCAGTAGCGGACAGCGCCTGCGAGTGCATCGAGGCGGTCGTCATGCTGGAGGGCGTTCTTCTCGCGGGTGATGTGCGCGATCTGATGGAACACTGAGTACGAGGAGCGGCGTTCAGCCGGATAGCGTGCGAGGGTCTGTTCCTCGTCGCGGGCGATGTCGTCGTTGAACACGAGACTGCCGCGAGCGATGACCGGCTCTAGCACGTCGATGATGCGGAGTTCCTTCTGGCCGGATTCCCACGTCTCCTCAATCGCACAGCCGCCGCCTACCGTGTGCGGGTATTCAGCGCGGAGCGTCGGGAGCCACGTGTGGAGGTACGCGCCGTTGCCGAAGTTCTTCTCGACAAGGATTCGGTTGACCTTCCAGCGTGCGGCGATGCGCGAGAGCTTCGTGAAGCCGTCCGGTGCAAAGCCGCCGGGGATGCCGCCTACTTCCAGCACGTAGATCGTGCCGTTCAGGAAGCCCACGACTGCGTAGCCTGTCTCGTCGCCGTTCTTACCGCCGCCTGCCGGGTCAACGTACATGACGACGCCTTGCAGCGGGCCACGCTCCGGTGACACATGTGAGGGCGTGCCCAGCACGTAGGTCGTACCGTTGATCGCGTACTTGATCGTCTCGTGTTCCAGCATGCCGGGAGTGATCGTCAGCGGGTACGCGTCGCCCACGAGGCGCATGGACTGAATCTTGGACAGCCGCAGAGGGAAGCGCTCCGAGTCCGCGAGCTTCGTGTTGAGCATGTGCTGCAACTGGAAGTACGCTGGGCCTTGGTCATGCTCCTTCTTGGCGAGGAAGCTCTCGTTACCTGCTGGCAATTCGAGGTCAACCGGCTGGCCTTGGTCGCACAGCAACCCGCCGCCAGTGGCGAGGCTCGGGTCGGCGCGAAGCCTGCGTTGAATGAACGGGGCGAGCATGTCGCCATAGTTCGTCATCTGCTCGATGGTCGGGAAACGTCCCGGCCAGATACGGACGGTGTAGCCGCGACCGGGCAGTGTGTTGTAGATCGAGTTGATCGACTGCGGCGTACCCAAGTACACGATCCGTCCGGTGGAGCAGATCGAGGGGAAGTCGCGGGTCAACTGGAGGAGCGCTTGCCGTTGGTGTTCGGTCAAGCTGTTCTTCGCACTCTCAATGTCGTCCGCAATAAGTAGGTCGGCGCGCTTACCCTGCAAGTTGCCGGTGACGCCTACGCACGCCACGGATGGCGACTTATCCAGACCCTTGAGAGTATGGTGTACGTCGAATGCCTCGACAGAGGTGCGGTCACCCGCGTTGCGGTCAGGCCGCAAGCATTCGAGAATGTCCATCGTCATGATGACGCGGACGATCAGGGTTGAGATTTCGTTGGCCTGTGTGCCGCCTGCCGAGATAATCAGGATGCGGTACTTCGGGTCGTGGATAAGACACCACACCGCGAACAGGGCACAAATCGTTGTCTTGGCTTGACCACGCTGCGCCTGCACCATGAGGTAGTGCGGGCCGTGTTCAAGGAATTCCGCAATGTCGGCTTGGACTTCCGACAGAGAGAACCCCAGTTCGATCATGCCGTCTTCACAGAACGGGACGAACGAGGGGTACTCGCGTTGGAGGACTTCTAGCTGTTCAATGCGGAGCAGTGCGAGTTCTGGCGCTTCACGAGCCACCAGCCACCGCTACTGCCTGCTGTACTGCTTCCATTGCCTCGTCATCGCTGACGGCGGTCGGAACGGACACGAGGCGCGACTTGCGCTTCGCACGCATGGCCTCGATACGGGACTGCATTTCGGTCAGGCTCGAATTGTCTTCGATGACCGCAGTGATGTTGTTGTCCTTGAGGAGCTTGATCGCGTTGCTGAAGTCAGCGGCGCTGGCAATGTCATCATCTTCAAGACGACTCGCCAGCCCGGTAACTACTGCGTCGAACAGCTTCTCAAGCGCTTCGACGCTTGGCTTCATTTCTCCTTACCTCGGATAGTGCGCCACACCTTCGGCGCGATTACGATGAACTGGCACACGAGGTATACCCCGGTGCCGTACATGATCCAGTCTGCCAACGGATGACCCAAGTAGAGGGACACACCCGTGACGCCGACCGGAGGTGAGACTTGTGCTGCTGCCGATGCTGCGTCACGGACGTTCATCAGGTTTCCTTATTGTTGAGTTGGAGTGTTTCCAGCGGCTACCCAAGCAAGGTACGCTTGGTAGTCGGTGTTATCCGGGTCCGTGGGTATGTAGGCACCATCGTCCCGCATGAGTGCCCCGTAGCGGTTGAACGTGTAGGTAGTCATTTAGATTTCCGAACTAAGAGCGACTGTCCCGAAAGCAGAACCGGCTGTGCTTTGTGCGTTAAAAACAAGCGTTGCGTTCTGGATTGACACTCCCTGCCATGAGTTGACCGTGCCCGCGCTTGCGCTGCCTTGGTAGGTGAGCGAGAGCGATTGGGTAGGAAGTGCCCGCATGGGAGTGAAACTGAGCGTACAACCTGACGTTGAGAGCGCGGTATTAACCGCGATGGCCGTCCAAAGCGAGACTACTTGGTAGTAGCGCTGGCACAGCGCCAGTTCCGGGCCGTACAGTCGCCGCTCGAAGGCGGTGGCTACGGTTCCCGCTTCCAGTTGAAGGTCAGTGACCTCAATGAAGTTGCCAGCGGTTGCCGCCCAATTAACCGCGCCTGCTGCTGAAATGGGTCCAGCAGTGCCCCACTGATTCAACGTGGAGGTCTGGTAGGCACCTGTGTTGAGTGCATCAATGAGTACATGGAGTCCAATACCTGCGGACGATACGACAGTCCACGCGTATGCCGGAAGCGCAATGACCACCCTTTGCGGGGTATTGGCCGTGGAGTAGCTGAACGACGACACATAGGCGTTAGACCCTGTGCTGTCCCGTACTGCGAAAGAGTGGACTCCGGTAACGTTCGAATTGAACAGGAACGAAACGCAGAAGGCGTTGTTCACTAGATCAAGTACGTTGAATCCCTCGATCTTTTGCGAGATTCCGAACAGGAAGTTGGTTCCTGTGATGACCGCAGCCGTATTGACAGTCTGTCTCACGGTAAACTTGGATGTCCCGTTTACCGTCACACTCCCCCGGGACTGCGTGATCGACCCCGCCGAGGTAGCGACAGACGCGAAGAACCTATCGACGCCACCGGTTCCAGACAGGCCCGCTGGGTACGTCTTGGAACCGTACTGGTCGATTCGGGCATCCCCGTTGATGATTCGGTTCCGGCCTGAGAATTGCCCCACCGCTGCTGCTGCTGCATTAGCCGTGCTGACGGCTGCGCTCGCGTTGGTATTGGCAGTCGCAATGCTTGCGGCCAGCCCGTCTGCGGTTGACTTCGCCGTGTTGGCTGTAGTGCTGGCCGCACTCGCTGTGCTGGACGCCGCACCCGCTGTATCGAGAGCGGACTGCGCCTTGGCGTTGATACCGTTGGCCGTGCTGACCGCGTTGGACGCATTCGTGTTCGCCGTGGCGATACTCGCTGCAAGGCCATCGGCGGTTGACTTCGCTGTGTTGGCGGTCGTGACAGCCGCGCCCGCCGTGGTGTTCGCAGCGCCTGCGGTCGAGTTCGCTGCGTTAGCAGTGCTAATCGCCGCAGCCGCAGCACCTTGCGCAGCCTGTGCGTCAGCCAGTGCCGTATTCGCAGTGTTGAATGCCTGCACCGAGCGGGTGGTCGCGTCCGACGCCGAAGCGTTGACAGCGTTGAATCGGTCAGCCATTTCCGCCGTGGCGAAGACAGCCTGTTCGGCCATCATGTCGAGGTTGACCTCGTTCAGCACGGAGTTCGTGGCGAAGTTCACCAGCGGTTGAGTCTTGTCGGTGTCCCGGTAGATCACGAGGTACGTGCCTGAGGCGACTGCCGGTGCGAGCTTGATCTGACTCGGGCCGAGCCACTTGGCAGGGTCCGTCAGGTCAATCGCTGTGAATACGGCCTGAGTAGGCTCGTACGTGTATGCCTTCACGTCGGTCTTATTGATGTAGCCGCCGCTGAAGTTGAAGCTCCAATTCTGTGTTGCGCCGTCGCCCAAAAGGACGGTCATCGAGTTGCGGGAACCATCCCCGCCCGCAGAATTGATCCAAGGGACGAGATAGTCCGTAGCCATATGGCCCTCCTTTTTAGTGTCTGTATGGCAGACCGAAAAGAAGACCCGCGCTGGGCGGGCCTCTCAGGGTCTATCGAGTCAGGTTCGCTACTGCTGAACCCATGATGGTGTTGGCTCCGGGCATGATGCGGAGCGCGTTGCGGAAGTTGCTGGCGTAGTCCACCGACTTGCCGGTGAGCGGGTTCGTACCTCCGTTGACAGCACCGAGGGCCGAGCCGCCGATACCGCCTGCTGCCTTGCCCAAGTTCTCAAGGAAGCCGATGGATGCGACCGGCGAACCGCTGGCGTGCGACTGACCGCCCATGAGCATGTTCGCGGTGTCGAGGCCGTCAGGGAGCAGACCGGACATGTTGACCATGACGAAGACGCCGCTGGCGAGCTTAGCGCCCGTCATGTTCTCCTTCATGTACTTGTCCCGCTGAGCTTGATCCATACCGGCCATCGAGGCTTGCGCCTTCAGGTAGTACAGCATCGCGCCCCACGCCGTCGCCATAGCGAAGCCGGTGTACGTGTTCGCGTCCGAGATCAGCGCGTTGCGCATGAGTTGCTTCTCGGCTGCGAGGATGCCGTACCGCTTGAACTGCCCAGCGATCTTGCCGATGGTGCCTTCCGACAACCAGCGCGGAGTCTCACCGACGAACGAGCGTTGCAGCGCCTGAGCGGTAACGCGGTGGATAGCCGAGCGGAGGTCGTCTGCTGCACCTTGGTCCGACCAGCTATCCCAGTTCACACGATCACCACGCTTGCGCGCCGTGTCGTGCGTCTCCAGCATGTCCTTGATGCGTGCTACGTGGTCAGCCGTCAGGCCCGAGTCCACCAGCCGCGCCGGGTTCATGCCGCCCGCCGACTTGATTACGCCGCCTTCGATCTTCGAACCGCGGATTGCGGCCATGAGGTCTTCAGCCAGCACAGGCACAGCGCCACGGTGGACAAGCTGGGTGATGTAGTGAGCGCCCGAGAGCTTGCCCACTGCGTCACTTGCCACGTCACCGGCACGACGCCACATAGCCGAGTCCGACAGTGCGGAGCCGGTGTGCAGCGCAGTGCCCGCCGAAGTCTCAGACACGCGCAGCGAGTGGTCCGAGCCGAGCGCGCCTGCGAGGTCCGTACCCAATTGCTTGAGGAGTGCGGTGTCCTTACCCAGCCCACCAGCGAGCGTACGGAAGAAGCCACTCACGCCAGCCGAAGCTGCCACCGATGCCGAGTCAGCCAGAGCGTTGAAGCCCAGCTTACCCATCATCGACATGTGAGCGCCCATCTGCAACGCACGGGCAATCGGCATTTCCTTGTTGTCGAGGTTGTCGTCCAGCGAGCGCACGAGGAAGTCGATACCGTCTACCTCCTTGGGCGAGGCACCCGTTGCGCGGAGCGCGTCCTTCAGTGCCGTCACATGTGCGTCGTCGGTGAGTCCTGCCTTAGCCAGTGCGATCTTGCCTGCGAACTTCGAGGAGCCCCGCTGAACCATGCGGCCCATGTCGGTGTCCATGTAGTCGAGCAGGCGGGTGCCGTCAGGCTGCGTTGCCAGCAAGTCGAACTCCGTGCGGGTACGGTCGCTGATGATGTCCTTCAATGCCTTCTTGAAGTCTTCAGCCATGACGCCCGTAACCTTGCTGCCGTGCCACTTCTCATTCAAGAGGTCAGCGGCTACTGAGCCGAAGTGATCGTCTGCACCCTTCAGTCGGCTATCCGGGTCACGCATGATCTGCGTCAGGTAGCGATCCGTCAGGTTGTCGGCATGCTCGATGACGTGCTGATTCAGCGCGCCCATCGCGGTCTGATCGACCGGGCCGTTCTTCAGCATCTTGTCGAGTGCCGGGTTCAACACCTTCTGCCGGTACTGCTCACGCAGCGCCTGCTTGAACGAGTTGAACTTGCCCGCGTCTTCGTTGTAGAGGCGCGTCAGTTCCTGCCAGTCCCATGCGTACGGCATGTGGCCCACGTAGCCGGTCTTGTTGATCGACTCGCTGTACGGGTCGCCTGCCTTGCGGCCTGCGTCCGTCACGTCGCGCCAGAAGCCGTCGAGGATGTTCGACAGTTCACGGATGCCTGCCGACGCTGTGCTGTTATGCGGTACGCCACGCTTGATCGCATCGCGGCGCGCAAGGCGCTCTGCTGCCACCTCACGTCCGATCCGCTTCTCAGCCGCGTTGGCGAAGATGCCCTGCGAGAACTTAACCTTCTCCTCTGCGGTCATGAGCGTAGGCATCAAGCGCTCCAGCGCCTCGTACATCGGCTTGCGGAAGTTCGCCGTCAGTGCCGCCTTGGTGATCGCCGCCGAGGTCGCGTGCTGACGGTTGTTACCCGTCGCGTCCTCACCGAGAGCCGAGGCCCACATACGCACGCCCTTGTTCTCCGACCGACCCAACTCCAGACCCACCGAGTCTAGCCAGCCCAGCGCCGTCTTGCCAGCACCCTTGAGCGAGTCACGCACAGCGCCGTAGTAGTTGGCGTGCCAGTCACGGAGGCGTTGCGTCTCCACTGGCTTAACGTCCACCCACTTGTCGATCTGATCCTTCATCGCCTGCGCCATAGCGCCGAGTGCCACGTCATCGCGGACGGGCGGCTGCGACAGCACGGTGTTGTACGTGCCGTCCTTCAGGAGGTGTGCCTCAACCGGCTCAGCGATCAGGTGATCCGACAGGCCGATAGCCTTCACGAGCGCGTTCGTCTCATTCGGCTTCAGACCCAGCAGCGAGCGCACGAGGTCAACCGTCTTCGACAGCACGTTGCCGTTCTGCACGCGCATGGACTTCAGATGCTCGATGAACTCCGACTTGCCCGAGTACAGGCCAGCCAAGAATTCGTGGGCGTTCTGGAAGTAGTACTTCGTGATCGGGTTGTTACCCTTGTACTCAGCGCGAGCGCGCCGACGAAGTTTCTCCAGTTGCTTGACGATGCCACCGTGTACCGAGTCGGGACGACGCATACCGTAGTCGAGCTTGTACGCAGAGACTGCGTGGCTGATCTCGTGAAGCTGGGTTGCTTCCGGGTCGAGCCCGCCAGTACGCATCGCGTCTTCAGGGAACAGGTGAACCGTGTGCGTGGCGCGGGAGTAGTGAGCCCGCCCTGCGCCTGCATGCTCCACCACCGGCACATCATCCCGAAGCTGTTCGCGCAAGCGTCCTGCCATAGCGCGCACCATCGGGTCTTTGGCGTTCTCCGACAGGTCGCCCAACAGCTTGCCTGCGGTCGTCGTCGGAGCCGCTGCCTTCTGCTCTGCGTTAAGGTGAGGATTGCGCACTGCTCGGTCGATGTACTCGATCTTTGCGTCAGGCTGAATGCGCGCCTCTTGCGGGTGCTGCTCCTCCTCTGCCTTCACCGCGTCCGATACTTCGACGTGCTTACCTTCATGCTCAACCAGCGTTTCTTCTGGAATCCACGGCGTCACACGCTCGCGTTCGAAGCCAGCGGCCTCGCGTGCTGCTGCGCGTGCTGCTGGGTCCATCGCATCGTGGATGTCGGTGTTGGCCTGCATGTTGCCTTCCTTCTCGGCCTTGACCTTCGCTGCCTCCTCCTGCTTGATCTGCTCACGCATTGCGCGGCGCGACTCCACCGACTCGAATGCGTCAGCGAGGTGCCCTTCACCGATACCGATGTTGCCTTCACGGGAACCGCCATCGACGGATGCGCGCATCTGCTCGTCGCTCAGCGGGTCTTTGATGATGCCTGCCATCGGGTCTTCCGACTTCATCGAGTGCCCTGCCGAGCCGGTGATGTTGTCGAGGGTTTCCTTGGCGTGGTCGCCTGCTGCCTTCGCTGCACCGCCGAGGTCTTCGTGTGCGCCCCACTCCTTCACCATACCGAGGGCGTGACCCATACCGCCCAGCAACGCGCCCGTCAGGCCGTTCTGGAACAGTTCCGGCCAGTGGAGGTCACCGTTGTCCATCTTGGTGACTGCTGCCGAGGCGAGCATGTTGCCTGCCGCACCTTCTACTGCACCGGCTACCAAGCCGCCCGAACGGACTGCGAAGGCTGCGCGTGCTGCGTTCGCCATCGTCCCTGCGCCCAGCGTTGCTGCGAGCATTACCGGGTCACCCATGCCAGCGCCGAGTTGCGCTACCGTGTTGCCGAAGCCTGCGAGCCCTGCCGTGTTCTGTGCCCGCTCTTGGAAGTCCAAGCGCTGCGTCGCCATTGCCATGCGGCGTGACCACTCAGCATCGCTGCTGGAGCCTGCCACGTACTGTGCGAGGTGTTCGTCATGCAACACGCCGGTCTGTGCAACTTGATCCTTCTGATCGGCACTCATGGCCCAGCCCTGCACCGGCTGCTCTTGGCGGAACGCGTCCTGCATCCGGCCTGCGATGGTGTCCCACTGTGCGGCTTGAATGAACGACTCAGCGAAGCCCGCGTCGTGCGTGGTTTCTGCTACCCGGCCTGCGTTCTGCTGTGCCTGCTGCGAGTATAGCGAGAGGTCGTTCTGCCCGAGGTGTGCGTCGAGCGCTACCGTGTCATTGCTGATCGAGTCTGCGCCCGCTGCTGCGATGCCCTGCGCGTTGTCGCGGAGTGCCTTCGCCTTGTCTACTGCCGTGCCGCCTGCTTGCCCAGTCACGGACGAACGCGGTGCGAAGCTCATGGGGTCGTTCGACGTAACTACCGATTCGCCGTCATCCAGCACCTTACCTGCGTACGCCTGCGTCTCCGGGTTGTTCCAGTTCGCCTTGTTCCAGCCGCCGTTGTAGGCGCGGAGTGCGTCCGGTGCGTTACCGAAGTGCCGCATGTTCTCCGACATGACGTAGCGGTGAATCTGCAATGCGTCATCGAAGTTCGTCGGGTCGAGGTCGCGGCCCAGTCGTTGACTCACCGCCGCGATGGTAGCGGGCATCGCCTGTGCGTAGCCCCGTGCGCCCTTCGGTGACACGGCGTTCGCGTTGCCTCTCGACTCGACCATGAACTGCCGACGCGTCGTGCCTGCGGGCAGGTTGATCGCCGCGTCGCTTGCTGCCATTTCGTCTTCCTGCTCTTGTGTGAACGGATTGTCTTGCATGGTAGCCATAAGCTCTCCTAAGAATTTGGTAACGCGAATAGAACAACCCGCTCTTGCGAACGGGCTGTACTGACGCGCTTATTGGAACTCTGACGGGATCGCCAGAGAGTTGTCGTCTGCTGTCTTCTTCGGTGCTGCGTACGTGTCCTTGTACCGCTTGCCCACGTCGCGGGCATCGAGGTACACGTTGAGCGGTGCGAGGGTCTTCTTGTTCACCAGCATCAAGACCATGTGACCGCCGCCTAGTTGCTCGCCGGTCTGAATCTGATAGTCGTCTGCTGAGAAGTTCTTCATGTCACCGCCTGCTCGCTGGACTTGCGAAGTCACCTGTTCACTAACGAGCGACTTGACCGCTTGCTGATAGCCGCTGTCCGTCTGATTGCCGAAGCCGGGGTACGCCTTGTTCACGGCCTCCGAGAAGCTACCGTCGCTCACTGCCGGGTTGTGCAGGATGAATGCGCCCGGTACGAAGTCGGCATGCTTCAATGACTGCGCGAACGCCACCTTCGCTGCCTGCTCGTCGGTGTAGTTGAACGCTGTCTTCAGCTTGGCGATCTGCGGGCCGATCTGCGTTGCGAGCGCCTGCTTGTTGCCGTCATTGAGGTTGAACTCGGTTAGCTGACCCGGCCCGCCGACGAACGGAACCATCTGCTTGAACCAACCGGGATCGGCACCGGCGACAACCGCAGTCGCTGCCTTCTTGTCTTCCGGCGTAGGCTGTACCGTCGCAGCGCGTGCGAGGACTTGCCGCTGTGACAGAAGCTGATCCGGGTCGTTGATGTCAATACCCGAGTTCAGCAGGGCGATAACCTTGGGAGCGGAATCACCGAGGTAGTTCGTCAGCGCCGCCGTGCCGTTCGGTGCCTTCAGCATCATGGACGCGTACGCGAGGGTCTGCGCCATCGCCGGGGTTGCTGGCTGGTTCCCTGCGACCAGCGGCTGTAGCTGCTGCTGGAACTGCTGGGCGAGGAGCGGACTGCGCATGCGGTCGAACTCGCTGACTGCGGCGAGCTTGTTGATCGTCGTCTGCGCCTGATCGGGCGTGGTGTTGTCCCCAATCGACTTCTTGAACGTCTCGTCAGCCGCCTGCTCCAGTGAGCCCGGTGCGTACGGGATGCTCTTAAGCTGTGCGTACTGCCCGCTGTTCAGCGCGGAGAGTCCGTCAGTCACGCCTTCGTCGTAGTTCGCCTGCTTGTTCCCAGCCTTCGCAGTCGCGGCCTTCATCTTGGCGTCGCCCGCGTACAGCGACTGCACGAGCTTGGCGTACATACTGTTGTCGATCATTGGCGTGGTGCTGCCATTGAGCGTGCGGTCCTTCGTGTTCATGTCGTCCACGATCTTGCGCAGTGCCTGCTCACCATCGGGCGATGCCGGGATGCCGGTCGTACCCTGCGTGAGGTTGTACACGAGCCCCTGACGCGAGGTGAGGATGTCAGCCGAGTTCGGGTCATTCAGCCGGTGCTTCTCGGCCCACAGCGGCATCTGCTTGTCGATAGCGTCGCGGGCTTCGAGCGGTAGCTTGTTCCACACTTCCGGCGTCTGCTTGGCTACGTCCACGTACGCGAAGTTGCCGCGCAGTCCGTTCGCCGTGATCGACTGGGTAGTGGCCTTGATCCACGCTTCGTCCGTCATACCCGGAAGCTGCGCGAGGTTATCCCTGATGCGCCCACGTGACGCGTCGATACCGGACTGATCCTGCACCTTGGCTGCGGCTGCGATGCTTGCCTGCTCCGCGTCGCCGGTGCTGATCTGATTGTTGCCGTACGCGTTGATGTTCTGTTCTTGAATGTACTGCAAGTGGTGTTGCATGTGCGTCTGAAGCATCGGCATCATCTGCTCACCGAGCTTCGCCTGCACCAGCATGTCCGTTGCCTGATCGCCCGTGCTGCCGATCTTGCTCGCCTGATCTACGAGGTACTGACGCACCTGATCGGGAGACTGCTTGCGCAAGTCGGGCATTGCCGCCATGAAGTCTGTCTGCGACCGGTTCATCGCAGTCATCGCAGTCATCTGCTGCGCGCCTTGCGTCGTCGCGTCAGGCCCGAAGATTTGCGTCCACTTCGGCTGTTCGTTCTTCACGTCGATCATGGCCTTGCCCTGCGCTACCTCTGCCATGCCCTGAAAGTACATCTGCTTCTTCTGCTGCTCTACGAGCGGCTGGAGCATGCCCTGTGTCAGCTTGTTCAGCGAGTCGATGGTCCGCATTTCGGAGTTCCCACCGCCCACCAATCCCATGTCCTGCTGCTGCGCGCTGACGCTGCCCGCGCCCTGATACGAGCCTGAGCCGCCACCATCGAGGCGAGTCTGCGAACCCGCCCCGGATGCGGTGCTTTGCTGCACTACCAAACCGCCGTCACCATTCAAGGCGAAGTTCGCCATACCTGCTCCTTACTTAAGTGTGAAGTTGAATTCCCCGCCGCTGCTGCCTACACCGCTGGAGAAGAACCCGTTCGTGTCGCCGCCGACATCGGCCTTGAAGCCATAGTCGTGACCAGTGCCGACTCCCCAGTTGTTGCTGCTCGACCAACCGCCCGATCCGATACCTTGGACTCCTGACAGAATTGCGCTTGCACCGGCACCGGCTGTGACGCTGCCCATGCCATTGCCCACGGCCTGACCCGACGAGCCGTGTAGGCTGGAGATCATGCTCGACGTGTCCACACCGAACAGCCCTTGGATCGCGGCGTCGCCCGGATCGGTAGCGATAGGCTTCATCGGCTCGATCTGCGTTGCTGCGATGTTCACGCCGTAGTCGAGGTTCGCTACCGACTGCGATTGATCCTGCGAGAAGACCATGTTGCGCATGATTCCCACCGAGGCGAGGTGTGCGTCGAACGTCATGCTGGTTTGCTTGTCAGCCTGCTGCGTGCGCTGGCGTCCCTGCGTCTGAAGCATCGTGGTACGCATGATCGCGGCGCTGCCGCCGCCCACGCCGCGTGCTGCCGAGTCGGCCTGCATGGCACCGAGCGTCGCTGCGTTGCTGATCTGCTGCTCCAGTGAGCCCCGGTTCATCGAATCGAACTGACGCTGCACGTTCGTCTGCTGGTTGCCGTACTGCGCGCCGATGGCGTCGGCCTTCTGATTGTTGCTGATACTGCGCTGCGTGTTAGCGAGATTGGCCTGAGCGATCAGGAATCCGTTTCCCGCGTACCGCAGCATGTTCGCGTTGTCCGCGTTCGTTGTGGCGAGCAGATTGCTGGCGTCTACATTGGCCTTGTCGAGTGTGTAGTTCGCCGCATTCGTAGCGTTCGCCAACTCGGCCTTTGCAGCGCCGCCAACGGCCTGCATCCCCATCTGGATAAAGGCACCCCACATGGGCTAGACCCTCCGTGAATTAGAGAAGAACTGACCCACCCACTCAATCGCGGAGATCGACATGGGCAGGCACGTACGGGACTTGAACGTGACACGATGCTCTGTGTTAGCGCGGCCCGCTGGCACGCTGATCGTTGTGGTAGCCACCGGCTGTACGCCAACCATGTCGGTGTCCCAGCCGAGAATCCGGCCATTGAACTTCGCCACGGTCGTGTCTGTGCCTGCTGCTGTCAGCACTGTGTCCATGCCTGCGGTATCCGTGACAGACACCGCGTAGCGCTGAACCGTAAGCCGCCCGGTAGTGATCGCCTTGTCGTTCTGATCGCGCACGTACGGTGCAGTGATCGTGACGTACGAGGAGTAGTCCCAGCCGGTCTGGAAGTTCGCAGTCGTGTATCCCTTGGCGAGATACGGCGCGGCGAACGTGTCCCAGTCCGTAAGCGGCGTGTGGAACAGGAACTCAGGCTTCGTGACATCCACGGCTGCGTAGCAGTCCGACCACATCGAGGCCGTTGCGCGGTTCGGGAACTGCACCGCGATTGAGCCCGTTGCCTGACTCAGCGGACGTAGCCCGTCGAGATACGCCGTACCGGACTGCTTGGCGTCGAGGCTGAAGCTAACCGCCATGAGGCTGTACTTCGTGTTGTGTCCGACCGCACCGTTCGGCGTGACGAACAACGCGATCAGCGTCTGCCGGTGCGCAGTCATGCCAACCAGCGTGCCCATCGAAGGGCTGACTTCCCAGCGACTCCACGAGTCCCATGCGCGCTGCTGTGAGCCTGCCGAGTCGATGTACGAGTACACGTAGAACCCGGAGGTGTAGCCGTCCGTACGCACGAACAGCGTTGCGGGTGCAGACAGCGCCGCGAGTTCAATCGGCTGACCTCGCATGTACTTGTCTAGCTGCTTCGAGATTTGATACGTCTCAGGCGTGTCTTGGAACAAGCCTAGCTGGAACTGATTAAGCTGACCGGCGTACGGCGAGCCGCCTACCTGATCGCTTGCGTCGCGTGCCTTGCCGTAGAAGATCAGGTTCCCGTTAGTCACAGGCTGTGCATTAGTCGCATCGCGCTCCGCTGCCGTGGTCGATACCGAGATCGTCTGCGGCGATGCCATCTGACGGCCCGAGATCACGTACTGATTGCGCTTCCCGAACATGAACAAGTCCTTGTTGAAGGTCACCGAGCGCGAGATCACATCGTCAGCCGCGCCGAGTGCGTACACCTCAATCGGGTCGTCGTCATGCACCGACAGCATCGTGTCGCGGAAGAAGTTGAAGTAGTCGCCCGCCTTCGACATGAAGATCGTCCCGTTCGCCACAATGACCAAGCGGTCTTGGAACATCGTGAGCATCGAGATTTGCTTTCCGAAGAAGTACGGGACAGCGCCGGTTGCGGTAAGGTCACCGCAGCGCGACACGGAGAAGCCGGGGGCATTGAAGCCGTACGACACACCGGCCTTCTTCGCGCCGTTCAGGTCCGCAGCGGCACCGATAACGAAGTCGTTGCCATCGCTGCTGATGCCACCGAGCATGAACACCTGACCCGGCGTGACAGTCTGCGCCGGTGCCTCAATCCATGTGCCGGTCTGCCAACTCGCGCTTGCCGGGTTGTCGGCAATGAACTTCATGTAGTACGGGTCAGGTGCGCCCTTGGACTGGATCTGCACAGTCTTGTTCGGGCTGTGGACGCTGGACAGCTTCGCCGGATCGTCCACGGTGTTGAACACCGGGCGGAACAGCGTACCGTCACCTCCGTCATCGGCCCCGAGCGACGTGATGTGGGAGAACACCATCGTGCCCCCTACTTGCCCCACGTCGCCTGCCGGGAACCCATTGGTCCGCAAGCTGGCTACGAGCCCGTTGGCGATGGACTGCGGCTGTACGCTAGTCGCGGCCTGCCCGATCCATGCGTTCACCGCCGAGTTGTACGCGTTCACGCGGTCGTTCACTTGCTTCTGATAGTCGGTCGCCCCCTGCGGGATGTCCGAAGTGTTCAGCAGTGTCGGGTAGCTGGACGCGAGCGTGGTGTACGAGCCCGAGTACATGACTCCGTTCGTGTGCTTCGCCGTAACCGTGAACGTACGGGAGTACGCACCGCCACGAACCCACGCGATGCCTTGGGTGTTGCTGGCTGCGTAGTTGTCTGCGGTCGAGTACCCGGGCCCCATGCCCAATGCGGCCATACACACGTAGTCACCCACGGTAGTGACAGCCGCGATGCCGCCTGTCAGCCACGGCGCTGTGTACGTTGGATTCGGATTCACCACGTTCAGGAACTTGCCGTCATCCTTGTTCAGTACGAAGATGGACTGTAGCTGGTCGCCCGCCACGGACGGTGTGACTTGGTACAGCAGACAGTACTCCTTACCACGCACGAAGAACGTGTACTCGCGGTAGTTCGTCAGGTCCGCAAGCGTCTGCGGAGTCAGTGTCGCTGCGGTCGTCGCGTCAGTCTCTGCGAGCCATACGGAACCGGGACGGCGGGCGAGGCCCACAACCGGGTCCGACAGCATGTTCACCTGTTCCCACATTTGCCCCGGATGCCGCTCCTGCGGTACTTGCTCCGAGACACCTCGCGTGACCGAGGCGTAACTTCCTACTACCTTACCCATTAGACCTCCTTACCAACGGCGGCGTGCGAAGCGGCTCATAGGCGCGATCAAACGCAGGTTCTCCGCAACGCTGGGTGTGTTGAACATGTTCACGCGTGAGTTACGGATGTGTTCCGCACGCAGCGTGGAATAGGCTTGCTGATACGCCGCACCGAGCTTCGAGTACTTGTTGTTGTCACCGTCGAAGCTGTTCTGGAAGTCCAGTTGAGTGCGGCACGAGATAACGTGCTGGGCCAGCATCGGCAAGTCCTCGAAGGGAATCTCGCGCACGATGAAGGCGTTGACCGAGCCCGTGACTAGGCTGCGTAGGTCGTACGTTGAATTCGAGCGGTCGTACAGGCGTCGTCCGCGTTGCACAATCCGGGTGTCGCCCGCGTCCACGTTGATAGCGTCTGCGGGCACGTACGCGTATCCGAACTGCACGTCTAGTGCAATCGGCTGCGAGTCCGAGTTGAACCACCAGCCCTTAGCCTGCTCTTGGGTGTTAGTGGTCTTGAGTTTGTTGAGCGCCGCCTGCACGAAGGGATGGTCGGCGTCAATCGCATTGAGTGGCGACTCTCCCATTGTGTCGAGGCACGCGTTCACTACGTCGAGTGTGGAAATAGCGGCCACTGAATGCTCCTTAAACGAAAAAGCCCCACACCGGGTAGGCATGGGGCTGGGTGCGACTGGTTAAGCCGACTTGAGGACACCGGCGAACGCCGGGTTGTTCGGAGCGACACCGAACGAGAGGTGCGCGTCGATGTACCACATCTTCGACTTCTGATCGTAGAACACGTCCGAGGTCAGCGGGATGGTTTCACCGGCGAGCAGCGCACGCGGCGAGAACACCGATGCGATGGTCTTCGAGAAGTCGCCATCGTACGCAGCGCCGTTGCCAGCGTTCGACAGGTAGTGACCCGTGACGTTGGCCGTAGGCACGTTGTTCGAGAAGTAGATCGGCACGCCAGCAGCCGAGATCGCCTTCGTCTTGATCGTGGTGCCGTCGCTCGTAATGAGTTCGCGGTCGATCAGGCGGTTGTTCTGCAACAGCGTGTAGAAGTACTTCGGCTTCGTGACGATCACGAGGCCATCGTCATGCGGGTCCACGTCCTTGTCTGCCATCGCGGCGAACATGTCGAGGAGCTTGCCTTCGAGCTTGACCGGATCGAGTTCGTCGCCAACAGCGGCGAAGGTCGTGGTCGTGCCCGGTTGCCAGCCGCTCGGGTACTGCGACATGTCGGTGATGCCTGCGGCCTTGATCGCTTGGATGAAGAACGCTTGATCGAAGAACTTCGAGATTGCGATACCGTGTTCCGTACCGATTGCGGCGCGTGCGTCGTACGAGCTTTGGAAGTCGTCCAGCAGCGGCACGACTGCGCGGGCATTCACCAGCGTGTCGATCGTCAGCTTGACCTTCTGTGCCTGCACCACGTTCGCGTCCGGTTCCGTACCCGGCGTGACCTTCGAGAGGGTCGATTGACCGACTTGGAAGTTCGAAATCGTGGACGTACCCTTCACCGGGCGAACCGGGATGAAGTTACGGATGATGGAGCGGCGCGCCAGCGTGTGTTCGACAACGCCGCCGTACTCCTCGATGTGGAGCGCCAGCGGATTCGTTGCGGACGGTGCAGCGCCGATCTGCGCGTTGTTGCCAGTCTGGAGTGCTGCGCCCGGACGGTTGACGTTCGTGTAAGACAGACCCATGTGTAGGATTCCTTATTGTAAGAATGTGTGATTGGCCAATGACACGTTTCTGTGTCTGTATGGCTGACCGAAATGAGAAAAGGCCCGCCAGCGGTTGCTGGGCGGGCCTCTGCGGGTACTACGCTTTGCGGACTACGTGCGCCCAGTAGAACTCACTGGAGGGAACCGGAACGCACCCGCTCTTGACTAGCCTCGGTACTGGGCGCGGCGGGCTTGGAGGGCTGCGTACTCGCGGCTACCCTCGATGCTGCCTTGCTGGCGAATCTTGGCGACCTCGCGGGCGTACTCGGCGGGACTCAGGGGACCGTTGCCAACTGCCGCGCCTGCGCCTGCCACCACTGCCGCGTTCACGGCTGCGGCCTGCGGGCTGATGGTCACGCCGGGAGCGCCGCGATAGCTGTTGACCAGCCACTGCGACACCGCCTCTGCCAGCACACCGCCACCGGCGAGCGCCGAGTTGATGGCGTCCTTCTCGGCAGGCTCGGCATTGGCGCTGGCCCATTCGAGCGTTTCGGCCCACACCTTCTCGTCGCCACCGGCTGCGTGCAGGCATGCGTCGTAGATTGCTGCGCTCTTGGCCTTCTCCTTCTCAGCGAAGCGGCCTTGCGCCTCCTTGGCGAGGTTCAGGTGCTGTTCCCAGCCCGTGACACCCTTCTCTGCCAACGCAGCCGCCAGCAGGCTGAAATCGCCCTGAGCCGCTGCCTGCACTGCCGGGTGACTGGAGGTGAAACCTGCGCGCCCGATGAAGTCGAGTGCCACGTCGAGGCCCGCGTCGCCGGTCTTCTCGAAGGCCACGCTGGCCTTGCTGGGATCGACCCAGCCGCCCTGCTCAAGCTCAGCCGCCTGCGTGCGCTCCGCTGCCTGCTCGGGCGTTACCGCCGTGCTTGCTACGGGGAGCGCTACCTTGACCTCGGGCGTGGTGGCTGCTGCGACCGCAGGCGTTACTGCCGCTGCTGCGGGGGAGCCTACCTGCGCCGGGGCTACGGTTGCCGATGCTGCTGCTACTGCTGCGGTTGATTCGCTCATTACTGTCCTTGATTAGGTTGACCGCTCATGACGGCTGATGCGACTGGGCGTGCTACCTGCTGCGCCAGCGCTGCTTGTTGTGCGTTCTGCATGTCGGCCTTCTGCTGATCGGCCGTCTTGACGTACAGGGAATAGTCCACGCCGCGACCGGCGAAGATCGCCTTGGCGATTGCGTCGAGGTTCAGCACGGCGAGGGCTTGCGGAGGCATGCCGCTGACTGCCGCGAGGTCTTGAAGGCAGAGCTTCAGGTTGTCGAGGTCACCGTTGCGCGAGAGCGCGTCGAGCCCGGTGATGACCATCGGTGTGATCTGCGTGCCGCCTAGGTCAACTCCGGTGCGCTTGACGAGCCAGAAGGCCATCGGAAGCTGGAAGTCCACCGCGAGCCGTGAGTACACACCGCCCAGTGACGTTTCGAGTTCGTTCGCCTGCATGCGGACTTCTTCAGCCGTGACCCGCTCCGCGTCGCGCACCACCGCACTACCGATCAGGAAGACCCGACCGATGCGGTTGACGTACTTGGTAGCCACGTTGTCGATGTACTGCATGTTCTGGCCGGTGCCAGAGTTCAGCGGTACGATGTCGTCCTTCAGGCCGGGTAGCGCAGCTCCGTTCTCGGACGCCTCAACGTCCTCCGGGTGAGTCTGCCCAGCCGGGTTCACCAGCCAGCGGAACTCCGACGCGAGGATCGCGCCCTTGACCTCTGCCTCAGACAAGACGGAGAGCGAGGCGAAGTCGCCAGCGTTCTGCTCCACTAGGCCGGTGCCATAGTTGTTGTCGTCGTGCAGTTCCCACGTCAGCGGTCGGTACGGGATCGTGTCGTCCGTGTACTTGCCGTTGTACTTGTCGCCTAGATCGATGTCGTCCACATGATGCGTGACCATGTAGTTCGCCACACCATTCCAGCGAATCCATGTGAAGTACTTGACCTCGTGGCACGACTGAGGATCAGCCGGGTCCATGCTCCCGTACTTCTGCGGGTGCTGTTCCTTGAGGTACGTCTGCACCTCCGACTCAAGTTCATCGAATCGGACCTTCTCATGGATGACGGACTCGATCAGCTTGCCGCTCATGGAGCGCTTGACCGTGAACCGCTTGAGCCCCAACACACGCATCGGCGGATCGTTCGGCTTCTGGCCTAGGATCAGCATGCAATTGCCCGTGATGATTAGGTGCTTCACAGCCTCGTACAGTTTCGGGCGTACGCCCATCTGATCGAGGGTCTTGATGCAGTTCATTTCCGCCGTGGACAGCATCTGTTGGATGCCACCGGCGTCTGCACCGAGCTTCTGCATGAGCTTCTGGAGCAGCGCGGACGCCACCTGAAGCCGGAAGAACGGGCGGGACGGCGCGAACAGCGCCAGCATCAATTTGTTCGCAAGGTTGTTGACGGCTTGCGCGCCGACCGACTGGTAATCGGTCTGTAGTTCGTTCGCCTCCTCGTTGTAGCCGGGAGGCGTGCAGATTGTTGGAAGGGTGAATGCCGCGTACTTTTCGCATCGGGTCAGCAGAGGTTGTCGCTTACGCGCCCCTGCTTCCCATGCTTGCTCCGCAGTGAAGTTCAAGTTACGACAGCTTGATCCCTACGCCACCGCTCGATGCGCCGCTCGCTGCTGCGCCCACCTGATAGCGCCGACGCGGGTCCGACGAATCGGCTGCTGCGCCGGTGCCGCTAAGGTCAACGCTTGCGGCCTTCTCGGGCGGCGGCGTCGTGTTGGCGATCTGCGCGGCGAGGGCGTTCTGATTGATGGCGGCTTGCTGCGCGCTTGCTGCGGCGGCTGCTGAGTCGTTGATCTGTGCCTTCTGCGCGCTCGCAGCGGCTGTTGCCTCCTGCGCCTGCTGGGCTGCTGCCGCATTCACGGCATCGGCCTGCTGCTGCGCTGCGGCTGTGGTGGCATCGGCTACTGCTGTGGTGCCGAGGATGCCCCCTACCTGCGCGCCGACTTCCTTGGTTGCATCGAATCCGGTGGCGAGCTTCACGGGGTCCGCGAGCTTCTTTACGATCTTGACGACTGACCTGACTACTCCGCTCATGTGAGTTCCTTATAGAGTGCGTGGGCTTGAGTGCTGTAACCAGCACGGTGATAGACCCGAGCCAAGCGCTCGTCGGAGGAGTTTAGGGCGGTGCCCACCGCTATCCCGACGCAGCCCGTACCGCGTGCAATGTTCTCCATCGCTCTGAGTACGGGTCTGATGCTGTGTGCTGCTGGGTCAACCTTGAGGAGCAGATGCTCATAGAACACATCGCCGTCCGAGTACCACGGCGTTCCGATCTGATACGCGAGGAGGTAGCCGCTAATCAGCAGCACCTCGAATTCCGTACCCGACCTGATCTCCTTGAATACCTTGCTGCGGCTGACAATGCGGTGCCATGACTTGTCCGAGAACTGGAACACGGCCATTGCATGCTCAATCGCTGCCCACTCTGCTACCGAGAAGTCACTGCGCGCCTTAACGCTCAATGACATAACCAGTCCGCAGCTTCTTCAGCACCTCCTGCACGCCGAGTTGATACCCGGCCATAAGGTCTGTGGTTTGATTGGTGACTACCGGGGGAGTGAGTTCACGCTCCAGCCGGGTGTACGCATCGGGGTCCAGACGGACTAGAACCTGCTCTTTCATGGGTTGCTCCGTTTCGGTGTCTGTATGACTGACCGTATTGGCTTTGGCCTTTTCGGTTCGCCATACAGACGGATAATCATGCGAAGAAGAATTTGCTCGTGAGAACTTGCTGCAAATCCAGTCCACCGCTCGGGGGAATCGCAGGCAAGCCGCTGTAGCTATTGCTGAAGTCACGCAACGGATCGTACGTTTCATACATCTCCACGAATTGTTCACGGATCAACTCGTATAGCTTCTGAGTGTCAGCCGCGTGTGTACCGTAGTCGTCATGGATCATCGCCAGAGAGTCAATCCCCGCCCGTCCAGCCGCCAGTACAGTTAATGTCAAGTGAGAAGCATCCATACTGTGTACAAAGTTAGGAGCTATCCCGTTCTTGTGTCGATTCGAACTAGGCTCGTCACCCACCATCCCGCACCTGATACGCACACCACCCAGCAACAGTGACCGTACGTGTACAAGCTCAACCTCGTTGTAGACCTGATGAACCGGAAACCCGCTCGGAGCCACCCACCCTATCTGTGACTGGCCGCTTTTAATAAGGGTGTTCGCACACTTCTGCAACCAACTCATTGCTTCAGACGCGGCGATAACAACCTTGCCGATGGAGTCCCATACGAGGTGCGAGAGGAAGTTCGCAGCATGTGGATACTCGGACTTCTCAAACTCAGGGGCGTTACCCTTTTGCAAGTAGTCCTCAGTGATGAACTGCGCGCAAGAGAAGCGAGTGGAGCCATAAGGCAACGTCATAACGCTGCGCTTCACAATTCCGCGGTTCATCTTGTGGGCCAGCCACTTGTTGCGGAATCCCCAATCGCGCTCACTCACCGTGTCCATTTTGAGGTCGGCAAGTTTCAGCGCTACTAGGTCGGCAACCTGCTGGTAAATGTCGTTGGGTTCGTCACTGTCAAGGAGATTAGTCGCCCGTCCTCCAACAGAATCTCGGAGCATTGCCGAGAAGTGCTGTAGGCCATTGCAACTACCGTCGAGCCCAACCGCGATTCGAGATTTGAAAGTACTTGGCGCTGCTCGGTACTCAGCGTACTCAATGCACCACGCAAGAAACTGAAGGGGGCTATCGGCTTCGGACCAGCCTTGATGTGCAACGGGGTCTGTACCCCACTCGATGATGTAGCGGTCATTTTCATTTACCCATTTGATGCGGTCAGCGAACGGAACCTTGTCGATACCGAAGCGATTAGCGCCGTTGATCTTGAACCACCGCACCGCGTTCTCGTCGGTGAGTGGCTTACCATCTGCGAAGTGCAGGAGCGCCTTCTGTAGGTCGCTGCCCTGCGGTGATACTCCGGTCGTCATCGCATACAACCGGCCCCTGAAGTCGGCCTGATAGACGAAGTGGATCGCGTCATAGTCCTTGAACTTGTGAGCGATGCGCGTCGCCGTGTAGAACCTGCCCCAGCGGGTGCCGCGCAGCTTGCGCTCGGTGTGCCACTCGGAGGTCAGCTTGCGCCACCGGGCGAACTCCTCTAGCTGCTGCGGGTCCATGTCCTCTTTCTTCAACTCAGGTGTCAGCCACTCGGGCTTATCAGGGCGCGGTGTCTCTGCATGGGTGATGATCTCGTCCATGTCGAAGTCGCGCTTGGCGAGGTCCGTAACTGCGGCGAGTAGCTTCGCGTTGATCTGCCACCGCACGGCCTGCAACCTGTTCAACGCGCCGAACACCTGCGTGAGGTCAGCAGCGCGCACTGCTTCGAGCGCAGCGCCGGTCTTGTGTACGTTCACGCACAGCGGCATCTGCCTGCGCATTTCATTCGTGTGGTATCCGCCGTCATTGAGCGCTACCCAGTCCATCGGCTTCTCGATGAACGGCAGGCTGTACGGCATCGTCAGTTCCACCGTGGTGCGGATCGACTCGATGACGCGTGCCGCCCCGTCGCTGAACACCACATCGAACTCCGTCTTGGTGCTGCGCTGGAAGCTGGTGGACACGCGGCGCTGCACGTCGAGCATGCCCAGCACACGCATCTGTTCGATCAGGTACATGGCAAGCTGCTCGCGGTCAGGCACGTCCCAGTGCGGGATGTCGATGCTGTGCTGATCCATCGTGTGACGCATGGCGTTCAGCCGGTGGACTGCATCGCGGGAGTGCTTACGCTCCAAGTCGTGCGTCAGCTTCCAGAACAGTTCGGGGTTGATGTGTTCGAACTGCGACAGCACCAACTCACCGTAAATCTCGCGGCCCATCTGGCGGGCCATGACTCGCACGTTTTGATTCGGGCCGAGTAGCTGGATCAGCGCCGAGCGCACTGCGATGTACGCAACGGCTCGGGCGTCGAGCGGCTGGAGCAGAGCCACGTGCGCCTTGCGGCGACCGGGCTTGCCCAGCGTCTGAATCTCGGCCTCGATCACTTCGGCCAGCGGTAGCACGTACCGGCGGAAGATCGCAGCGGCGTAAGGGTTCGTATCGGCGTGGCCCTCGCGCTCCCGCTTATCCATCATCTGTACTGCTCGGTCACGTCCAGCTTGCCGGGTTTCGAGTTCCAACTCCTTCTGAGTCCTTACTACCGCTTGAGTCATTACTGGCTGTCTTCCTTATCGTATCGAATGCCCTTGAACACCGGCTCGCGCAGTGCGCCGCTCGGCAACCTTTCCATCGCAGCCACTTCACCAATGAGCCCGATGAACTTCTCCGGTGCGGCCCACCACGCGGCGCGCTCGGCGTCCGTGCCGCCTGCGGCCTCAACCACAGTGCCGTCCTTGAACTCCAGCACCACCTTGCCAACCGTACCGGCGTACTTGCCCTCGCCTTCCTTGAATCCGGTGATGCGTAGGTCGAACGTCTCGCGGGGTTTAGCCTTGACGATCTCGCCTGTGGTGCCTAAGCCAGCCTTCCACCAGCCACGCGGATCGCGGAGGATCAGCCCGTCGAAGCCGCCCTCGGCGCACTTACGGTCAGCGAACTCCATCGGATCGCCGTACGTCCCGGCGTGGAACAGCGGGCACAGGAACACCGTGTCGCTCTCATTGAAGCCACGTGTGTAGGTGGAGAGTTCACGGTAGCGGTCAGCGAACTCACGCTCGCTTGCACCCGCTTCGAACTCCGCGAGAGGCAACAGGTCGAACGCTGCGAACTGGAGACGCAGGCGCGGCTCGTGTGCCCGGAAGTCGCCACTGATGCGCGGCTGCTTCTCGCCCCGCGTCCACGCCTCGCCCATGACCGCGAACGTGTGGCCCTTCTTCAGTAGCGGATCGAACAGGTGCTGGAGGCGACGAGCGACGTGATCCATCGAACGGACTGGCTCGCCTGTGCGAGACACGACGCGGTAGCTGCCCATGCCTGTGAGGAGGACAATGCAGAAGCACCCGTCGTACTTGAACTGCGCGTCGTACTTGTCTGCGAGGTCTGCGACTGCGGCGACTCCGAGGAGCTTGCGGGCTTTGACTGTGATGTTTCCAAACTCAACCGCCTTGTGAACGATGTACGTTGCCATTAGGATTCCTGAAGGATGCGGGCAAAGAGAAGTGCGTAGCTGGTCGCCATCGTTGCCACTTCCACTTCGAGGTCTTCGAGCGATCCTTGATTGAGGATCAGTTCCTGACCGGGGATGCTTCGCTGACCCGAGGTGAGGTCGCTGGCAAGCTGCTCGCTGACGTGCGGGCTGACGAGTGCCACGTCCGAGCGGACGACCAGCAGCACCTTCTCTGCGACCGCAGCCTCGTTGTCGAAGCGGCAGTCCGTCACCAGCACGATGCCGGGGAGCGCCTTCCACTTGCGTTGAGCCAGTTCGATCCAGAAGGTAGGTCGCACCAGCCGCCCAGCCTCACCGATGGTCTGCATGAATTGGCGCGGGCTGAGTTCGAAGTACGGATACGTCGCCTTCTCGTCACGCAGGAACTTCTTCTCCAGCTTGGTGAGGGTGTAGGCGAACAGCGAGGCGCGGTCGTTCATCGAAAGGATGCGGCAAAACTTCTGCTCGGTCGCGTCGTATAGGCGGTCGATCAGGTCGCCGTGGCTGATGACGTGCGGCACCTCCTTGATGTCCCGATTGAACGGGTCGAGCCCCACGTCCTTGCTGATCTCGCGGAGGTAGTCAGCGAACCCGCCGATCACCACGTTCGTGAAGCCCGCTGCAACCAGCCCGCGCTGGAGCATCTGTGCAACCGTGTCTTTGCCAGCACCAGCCAGCCCCATGATCCCGATAACCTTAGCCATATTTCCTCCGATAGAAGGCCAGCTTCTCTTGCTGGCGGTCGTGTACCTGTTCGTTGCGAATGACGCCCTGCTCACGCAGTAGGTCGATCAATGCGAGCACGTCGCCCGCTTCCATTTCCATCTGATACCGAGTCATGCGGCCCGCGTCTTGCAGCCACTTAACGACTGCCTGCGTCAGTTCCCCACACTCACTTGCGAGGTGCAGTGCTGCCTTCTTGGCGCGCATACATTTCCTTGAGGGTTTGCTTGACGTGGGCGCGGCACTCGGCCATGCGCCCTTCTTCGTAGAGTGATAAGGCGTGCGAACCTTTACCGAGTCGCACGCCCTCGACGTAAACGTCCTTACTTGACGTGTGCAAGCTGGATCGTGAACGTGTCGTACAGCGTGAAGCGTCCGTCCTTGCGCGGCGTGTGGAATCCCATCCACTGCGCGGCGACGCTGCTGAAGCCTGCGATGCTGCTGTACTCGACGCCGGTGTTCTCGCTACCGAAGAACGCGCCGTTGACCACGTACTGACCGGAGTTGAACGAGCAGACGTTGTGCTTGTCGCCCATGCGGAAGTACGTGATGTACTTGCCGAGTTGTTCGCTGCGCTTGATCTTGTGCGCCTTCATCGACGCTTCGGTTACCGAAACCCCAACTCCGTGTTCGTACAGCACCTTCTGCCCATAGATACTGGATGTGGTGAACGACCCGTCAACAATGTCGAAGGCAATGTGGCCGTATCCAGCGGTCCTGCATACAAGCTCAAGGGCTTTATACAGAGGGTAAGAAAGCTGCTCACGCCCCGGTCGGAACATCGTGATGCCGTGACCGTCCCAGTCGTGATTGCCGGTGACGCAAGGCACGTCGATGGGAATGCCCAACGCGGCCAGAGGAGTGAGGACATGTTCAAAGATTCCAACGGTGGCGTCATGAATCTGTTCCGCAGTTCCGGTGTCGGTAGCTCGTGCGCTGTTGTCATGCTTCTTGTCCGATTCGATGATGTCGCCAATGATGGCGAGGATGATCCGCTCGACCTTGAAGCCAGCCGCGATCTTCTGCTTGATCTGGAACACGAGTGCAGCGCCGAACTCTTGCAGGCGCTTGAATGCCACCGGCGTGTTGTACTCGCTGCTGAGCTTGCCGATCTGCAAGTCGGACAGTACGATCTCCACCGTCAGCGGCGTGCCGTTCCGTACCTGCTTCACCGTCTGCGCAGCCTTGCGGCGGTTCAGCGTACGCACAGCGTCCGTGATGCCGTCGATCAGTGAGTTCTTCGAGCCCAGTGCGTCGATCAGCGCACGGTTGTCACGCCGCAGCTTGTTGTTCTCGGCCTGTGCGTTGCGCACCTTGGCGAGTTCCTTGGCGCGGTCCACTTCATGCGACTCGCTCACGTCCAGCTTGCTCAGCCAGTAGCGGAACAGTTGCGGGCTGACCGTGCCCTTGCCCATTTCACTCAGCATCTTCGCTGCCTTTGCGATGGTGCCTTCGATGGAGAATGCGTCAGCGATCTGCTGGTCGGTAAATGAGGTACGGCTAACTTGACTCAATCAAGCTCCTTGGAAAAGTGTTCGTTCGATCTCGGCCACCACCATGCGGCGTAGCTTGTGGGCGATCATGTCTTGGTAACGCGGGTCTTTAAGCGGGCCGCACTCGTACTCGTCGTGACGTTGCTCGGCGCGGAGCAGCCGCCCGCTCACCAGCACCTCGATGCTGGACTCGTACCAGACCTTCTTGTGGGCACGAACCCAGTGCTGTAGGAACGGGCGTGCGCCTTCTGGCTCGTAGCGCCCCGGTACGTCAAGCTCGCAGCGCTTGGCGATCTCAAGTTTCAGTACTTGCACGCTTGGCCTTGGCTCGTGCCGTGCGAGCGCGCTTGTTCTTCAGCAGGCGCTTCTCGTCTTCGGTCTTGTGGGTGGGGTACTTGATGCCCTTGGCGAGCAGCGGCGACGACCGCAGGTACTTGCCCACGTTGTCGAAGAACAGCAGCGGCTCGATGCCCTGACCTATCCGACCAGCCCAGTTTTCGAGCTTGCCGAGGATGACGTTGCACCAGCGACAGACCACGGCGCGGCAGTCTCCGGTCTTGTGGTCGTGGTCAACCACGGTGTCTTCATCCATCGTGCGAGTGCAGAGAGGACAGATTCCATTCTGCTCACGCGTCCATTTCTTGCGATAGCCCGGAAGCTCCGCCTTCGTTAATCTGCGCAATGCGGTTCCTTTGCCGTGTCACACGGCGTTTGAGTTTCGTGATCGCGCCCAGCACCTCACGGCTGCTAGGTACGACTCGAAGGAATTCGTGGATCGGCGCACGCGTCGTGGTTCGAATCCACAACAGGCCAGCTTGCTCAACAAAGCGATCTGCCCATGTGTCGCCGTACGTGCTTTGATATGCACGACTAACTACTTCGTATGCCTCGTCGTTGCAGTGCGTCCCGGCCAGCCATTCGGCGGCTGTTACTTCCCCGACTTGCCCACGCGGCGCATCCACGTGGCGCTCCAATCCGGGGATGTGGTCAGCGCCATCGCCCTGAAGCATCTGGAGCCAGAACCACTTGTGTCCGTACACCTTGTCGTGCAACGGGTCGTAGACCTCGTACGCTCCGACCGGCACGTGAACCAGCGTGTAGTCCACCCAGTCCATGTGCGTGCCGGGTAGCATCTGCATGTCCTTGTCCTTGGTGAACAGAATGCAACGCGCTACCGGATCACGGACGCTCGACGCTAGGCCAAGCCCATCGTCAGCTTCTCGATCTGCCCACACATGCCGAGTCCAATTTTTGCCTCGGGCAGTTTCAAGGTACTCACGGACGACAGCCCAGTTCTTCGGCTTGTGGCCCTTGCGCTGGCCTTGGTACGGCTTGACAGACGCAATGAAGTAGCGCTGGCCTTTGTCGCTGGCCGCATGGGTGAGGTGGAGGTGGACTGACTGAGCGCCGCACATGGCAGCGGCCTGCTCGATCTTGTTGTCGGTGATGATGCGGGTCACGCCCGCTTCCGTGTCGGAGCCACCGGCACAGAAGTACGCCGCGTAGTCGCCGTCGATGTGCAGTCGGCGGTTCGGGACGATCTCCTGTGCTTGGCTGAACTCCTCGACGGCAGCGGCGGCGTTCACCGCCTCCTGCCAGTCGTAGGTCATCAGAACGCGTTCAGCGGGTCCGTGTCGTCTTCGTCCGACTCGTCGGTGCCAGCGTCTGCCTGTGCCGCAGCAGCGGCCTGTGCAGCCTCCTGTGCAGCCTCCTGTGCAGCCTGCTGGGCCTTGCGGGTAGCAGCGCGCTCGGCCTTCACCTGCTCGGGAGTCTTCGTCTCCTCGGTGACCGGCGTATCCTCCAGCGCACCGCCCGTTTCGAGGGCCGTGTGAATCGGGGAGCCGACGAAGTTCTTCGCCTTCTTGATACGCTCTTGGAACACGTTCTTCGAGCGGCCCACCTGCGTGACGTTGCCCTCCTTGTCCTTGCGGTCGTCGTACTTGCCGTCGATGAAGATGCTGTCCCACATCGCCTTCGTTGCGTACTCCCACAGGAACGCCTTGATCTCGGTCAGCGGGAGCGGCACGTTGCGGCGCTTCACGTTGCCGTCTTCGTCTTCGATGAACGGCGAGGACACGGTGAACGCCTTCGTGTTCGGGTTCACAAGCTCGGCCTTCACACCGTCCGTACCATCGGTGCGCTTGAACTTGCGGTGATAGATGCGACCGCTGAAGTCCTGACCCAGCAACTCGGCCATGATCTTCGCCTTGCCCTCGTAGTTCATTTCCTTAAACAGCTTGTAGAAGCCAGCCTTCTCGTTGAGCGAGCGGTTCAGTTCCATGCTGATACGCACCGGCACCTTCACGCCATCGAACTCCTTGACTTCCCACTTCGCACCGTGGACTTCGAAGGTCAGGATCGCCTTGTCGCTGATCTTCGGCTGGCCTTTGTACGTGCCCTCCTGCTTACCCAGTTCGATGTATGCGACGAAGCGCAGCCCGCACGCTCCCTCGGCAGGCGGGGAGTACTCGCCACCACCGCCCGACTGGGCGACGTTCATGTCTGCGGAGGTTGCTGCTGCTGCTTTAACTGCGTCGAGTGCGTTGTAGCTCATGTGTTGTCCTAAGTATTAGTGGGTAAAAGAAGGGGTGTAACCGTTCATGAACTGCTTGCGCAGCCACGGCTTCAATGCTGCTACTGCCTTGGCGAAGTTCGGGTCGG